CATTCTGCACAGGCGTAAATTTCATCAGGTGCCAGTTGCTTGTTACATCCTGCGCATAAGGCTCTCGCTATACTTTCCTGTTCGTAACTTCGATTTTGGTCAATCACCTTGTTTTCCTCGCACGTTCTCTAAGCCACCGGATATCCCACAGGTGAGCCGTGTAATTGAAGGTTTTTACGTCAGATTCTTTTGGGATTGGCTTGCGTTTATTTCTGGAGCGTTTCGTTGGAAGGTATTTGCAGTTTTCGCAGATTATGTCGGTGATACTTCGTCGCTGTCGTGCCATACGTCCTCCTTCGTCTCTGGCAGCGGGAAATTACCTAATGGCGACCGCTCACATCTGATACACCATTGGTGCCAATAAGGTTGATTTGGCCGGAATCGATAATCGTCTTTGCTTTCTCCGCAGCGGTAGCAGTGTTTCATGCAACTCTCCCTGTTCGTTGTGACCACTCGTACTCTCGCCGGGAATCATCACTCCATCGCACGTTACGCTCTGAGCCGAACCAGAACATAATTTCGATAAGCTCTGTCATGCTCGCCTTCCTCATCTTGCTGGTACGTACCCCAAGAAGAACAACGCCACCGTCTATTCCGGGTACGCTTCTTTGCTCCATCTTTTTTGTCTTGAGCCACAGCGCGGTGAAGATGTCTTTCCAGTCTTCCGGAGACAGTCGTTGACCATGCCAAAGCACCTGACGGGAGACGTCCTGAAGCATCGGCCACATACGGTCGTTCTGCGCTTTGGTTCGCTTAGGTTCTTTGACGTGGACTTCGTGGGGTGACTTGTCGTCGATTGGTAGTGAGAGAATGGCGTCTATGGCGTTATTTCTGATTGCTTCGTTGCGAAGCAGGAATAATTGCTTCACTTGCCCTCCTGCTCTTCTCCTTGCGCTTATCCGCGTAATACCGGTTTAATTCGTCAGACATCCTCTCTCCGATAAGCGGCCATGACTCAAACCTCGCATTCGCAAAATTCTCAAGCCATCTCGCAAAATCATCCAATTTATCTGCTAACCAATAAACAAAATCTGACAGCCATACTGCCGAAGCCAAAAAGACACGATGCGGATTAAGGATGAAAATAAGCGATATTTTCATTCCTCGTGATACTTTGCTCATACTCACTCCTTCACTTTGATTCCGGCGGCGCGGATGGCATCAGCGCAATAGTCGATTGCGCAGTTGTGGCCTTTGTCGAATTCATCCTCAACCATCACTTTGTCATCGAGCTTTATTTCGATAGCTGCGCGAGATGCGGTCCAAGCCATGTACATAGCCTGAAGCATTACATACAACTGCTCATCATAGATTTCCCCGGCAACATATTCTCCATCTTCAAATTCAGGAAACTCTACATCTGCGCCAACAATTTCATCAGCAAACCACGACTGAAACTGCTTTCTTGATTCGTCCATATTCCTCTCCATCAATGAACCTGCTCGCCATCGCTAACTTTCAGACGCATTGTTCCGTCTTCCCATTCGTGCAGGTATTCCGTCTTGTTCTCGGCAGCCATAAAACCACGGGCATAAGACAGACAGTAATTCAATGGGCTTTCTCCGACCTTAGCCAACGCATCCATAGCGTCACAAAATAATTTCTCTGCTTGTTTCTTTCTCATTATTCCTCTCACTTTTAGTTGATAAAACGCCACGCCATTTTTGCTATCGCTACAGGTACAATTCCGATAAGTACCAAGGTAAACACAGCACCAAACAACATAGAGAATGGGTCTTTACCGCCATTAACAAGGCTAATGTAGCTACGCAGAACAATAAAAAACGTCAGAAGAATCCATCCAACGCCAATGCATTTGATGGCGGCGAGCATCCAATTAACCATGCTTCCCTCTTCCCCAAATAAAAAGGCCTGCGATTACCAGCAGGCCTGTTATTAGCTCAGTGATGTAGATGGTCATTGCTTCATCTCCCTTTCCATTTCATCAATGTCAACGTCATCAGGAAGATGGGAGCAATACGCTGCTATACCATGATGATTTATCTCATACCCTTTGAACGTTACCATCTGGTGCGTAATCTCAACTTCATTCAGGAATCCGTCATCGCATAACTGCCTGGCTATTTTCGATTTGGTCTGGATTATTGGTGTTACCTGTTCTTTCAAAGCGTATGATATTTGTGCATCCCATGCCTTTTCGAGAATGGCTAATTGTTTTTTATTCATACGTCAGCCCCTTGTGCATATCGTCTGCCACGCGCAGCAGGTGCATTTGATGCTGTGCAAATCTGTCTGGCTTCATCCTGGTCACATGCAACAAAGTGTCCGTTGCAGAACCGCTGGTAAACCGTACCAAGCGAGCCAAAACGGTTTTTCGTCACAATGATTTCAGCAAATGGTGCGGCGCTACTGTTCTCGTCGTATACCGCTTCACGGTAAAGCATGATGATTGAGTCTGCATCCTGTTCAATGCTTCCTGAATCACGCAAATCTGCGTTTGTCGGGCGCTTGTTTGGCCGCTTCTCAACATCGCGTGAAAGCTGGCTTAGGGAGATAACTGGAGTTTTCAGGTCTTTCGCCATCGCTTTCAGGCTACCGGAAATATGTGCTATGGCGAGGTCATTACGTTCCGCTTTTGGTTTCTCAATTAGCCCGAGATAGTCAGCCATAATCAGTGACAGATTAGGATGCTCCTGCTTGTGGCGTTCGGAAATGGACCTGATTTCTTCGACAGACAAACGCGATGCGTCAACTACCCACACATCCAGATCTGCCAGCAACTTCATCCCGCTTGCAACTCTCGCCCATTCTTCATCGTCCATACGTGACGGGTTACGCAGCACACTGACCGACATCATTCCTGCGCCGGCAATCCCTCTCTCAACAACCTGAATGGCGCTCATTTCCATCGAGAAAATCAACACACCGCGCCGGACGCCAGAACCAGGAATAACACGACTTGCCACGCCTTCGGCTATCTTCAGCGCCAGTTCGGTTTTACCCATACCTGGACGAGCAGCAATAATCACAAGGTCTTCTGCGTTCATCCCTCCGGTGATAGCATCAAGCTCTTCGATTCCGGTCTTCAGGGTATCAGACTCTTCTCCGTTCCTCAGACGCCTGTCAAGCGTGTCAGTGTAATCATTGATAATTTCCCCCAGTCGCACAGGTTTAACCTCGTTGCGTGGCTTCCTGATGGCTGAAAGACGCTTAACAAGATCGTCCATCGCTCTACCTGAAGCATCCAGCGTGCCGTTACTGATTGGCTCTCGCATCTCATCCAGTAGCTGTAAAACCTGACGCCGTTGATAACTGTCTGCAACCATTCCGGCATAACCCTTCAGGTTTGCAGCGCTGGGACATGACCGCGCAGTCATCATCACCGCCGTTGCGTATTCATCCCCGCACTCCTCGGCCACCATCAGTCCATCAATCAGGTTCCTGTTTCTGGCCTGCTTTCGAATAACTTCAAAAGCTTTCCGGTAAAGCGGAATTGAGAATGCTTCAGGCTCCAGCGTTGCCAGAACGTCACTCGCGGTTGGTGTTAATCCACCAATCAGCAAGCCACCGATAACGCTCGCTTCGATATCCTGTCTCATGCAATCCCCCTGTCTGCAAACTTCCCTTCCCGAACTCCCGTTAACGAATCTTCCCTCAGCAGGTAATCAAAATCAGCCGTCCAGCCTGTGTCGTTGTCTCCGAAGTAAAACGGCTTGGCCTGATGCACAAACGCCCTGACATACGCCCTGAAACCGTCCACGTTTGGCGTTTTCAGTTGCGGGATGATTTTCTTCAGGCGGCGTTTCCGTTTCTCGTTGACCGAAACAGCATGTGGAAGTCTGTCACCAACTTCGGTGTTGTAGGCGTTCAGGAAGGATTCATAGTCGATTCGTTCTGCCTTGCGACGTTCAGGTTTAACCTGCCCATTGCCGCCCCCGTTAGGGGGTAAGGGGGTATTTGTATTTATTGTCTTTTGTATATTGTCTTTTGTGTTTGACTGATTCGGTAAATTGGTTTTTACCGATTTGGTGAAGGTTAGTTTTACCGATCTGGTAAATGTTTTACCGAATCCGTTAACCTTCGTCTTCCACTCGGAAATATTTTTATTCATACCAACCTGACGCCCCACCTGAGTGAGAACCCCCATTCTGATAAGCTCGTTTTTGGCGGTAGAACATTTGGTTGGCGCCATGCCAGTGAGTTCAGCGAACTGTTCATTTCCGATCCAATCTATTTTTTTGTTATAACCGTATGTCTTGCGCCACACAGCCATAACAATCAGTAGCTGATGTTGAGTAAGCCCAGAAAGCATGACAGCTTCCAGCAGTGTATTTGCAGTCCGGGTGTAGCCATCGTCGAGTTCTGCCACGCGATGCTCCACAACCTCCAGATGAGGTTTTATCGGTGTAACTGTTGCAAGATTACTCATGACCTTTCCTCTTCAGTATTAGCTTCACTTTCTCCAACTCAGCCCGGAATCGACCAGGCTGTTTGAAGCTGGATAAGAACCGATCACGTAGTATGTTTTTGTGTAATTTGTCCTGGTCAGGACTGAGTTGTTTTGGCATAATTACTCCTGTGGATTGATCCAGTCTTTCTACATCAGGCCTCGAAGAATTCGCCGTTCTTCGGGGCTTTTTCTTTTGTCAGGTAGGTAGCAAGTCGCCTGGTGAGCTCTGCCATTTCCTCGTCTTCGATTCCATACTCAAGAACCGCAAGCATCATGCTGACCTGAGAGAAGAAACCGTTCTTCCATCGGCTTACCTGGTATTCAGGAACACCCATAGCTTTAGCGAATGTCTTCTGACCCATCATGGCTAACTTGTTGAGTAAGGTGGACTCGATGCGAGCCGCCTTCTTGCTTTTAGTTGCAACTACGTTCATTCAAAATATTCCTTAGAAATTAGATAGAGTTGGATTCGCAAATACACGCAAATCCGTTTAATAGATTTACCGCGTTGTCGGCGGTGCAGATTGATAAAGAGCGGCTCCGCTTGTTAAGCGGCTTTGTGTTCCGGAGGGAACACGTCATCAAGACTTACTTTTGCGCCTAACTTGTTTAGGCACGCAACAAGAGCACGGCATGTTTTAAGATCTGGGAATCGACGACCTGATTCCCAATGTCCGATAGCTCCCTGTGTGCATCCAACTGCCTTAGCAAGTGTTGTTTGAGAGATATTCAGTGACTCTCGATATTTTCGTAGGTTGCTCATATGCCCTCCATAGTAACCATGAAACAATAGTACGATACGTACTTTTGGAATGCAAACAAAAAATACATCTTGTGCATGGATGATTTTAGTACATAGCGTAATAATAAGGACATGAAAATGAAATGGTATGAACTGGCTAGATCCAGAATGAAAGAGCTCGGCATAACTCAAGAGAAGTTAGCTGAAGAGCTTGGTATGACGCAGGGTGGAATTGGACACTGGTTGCGCGGATCTCGTCATCCATCTCTTGACGAGATTGGTGTGGTGTTTAAATACCTTGGTATTGATAACGTCTCATTCAACCACGACGGTACATTTTCACCTGTTGGCGAATACTCATCTGCCCCCGTTAAAAAACAATATGAGTACCCTGTTTTTTCTCATGTTCAGGCCGGGATGTTCTCGCCTGAGCTTAGAACCTTTACCAAAGGTGATGCGGAAAGATGGGTAAGCACAACCAAAAAAGCCAGTGATTCAGCATTCTGGCTTGAGGTTGAAGGTAATTCCATGACAGCTCCTGCAGGCTCAAAACCAAGCTTTCCTGATGGTATGTTGGTTTTGGTCGACCCTGAGCAAGCTGTTGATCCTGGTGATTTCTGTATCGCTAGGCTTGGTGGCGATGAATTCACATTCAAGAAACTGATCAAAGATAGTGGTCAAGTATTTTTGCAGCCACTGAATCCTCAATTTCCAATAATCCCCTGCAATGAGAATTGCAGGGTGGTAGGAAAAGTAATCGCAAGCCAGTGGCCTGAAGAGACATTTAGCTAACAGCCCCATTCTAAAACACACAACAATAACCCGACCTTAGCGTCGGGTTTTCTTTTTCAAAAAAAAAAATCCATTAAATACAAAGTGTTATTAAAAAACCAATCATATTTAGAGCATTTTGTATTGACTCAATAAAGTACACATCGTACTATTTAGCCATCAGCAGGACGCTGGTAGCCAAACGGAAAGGCAACGCTCTTTAACTTCGATGATGCGCTGACAAAGCGCGAACAAATACCAAACGAGATGGGTTTGGACTGGCGTGTGGTGGAGCTTAGGCCTAGCTGTACCGATCGGGCCGGACTGAGAAGCCACTTGAAATCCGGAAATTGAGACAGGTTCCGGCGCCAGTACCAAAGCCATTTCACATGAGGACTAAATCATGACGGTTATTACCTACGGGAAGTCAACGTTTGCAGGCAATGCTAAAACTCGCCGTCATGAGCGGCGCAGAAAGCTAGCCATAGAGCGCGACACCATCTGCAATATCATCGATTCAATTTTTGGCTGCGATGTTCCTGATGCTTCTCAGGAAGTTAAAGCCAAAAGAATTGACCGCGTTACCAAAGCAATTTCGCTTGCCGGAACGCGTCAGAAGGAAGTTGAAGGAGGATCTGTACTTCTTCCAGACGTAGCACTTTATGCGGCTGGTCATCGTAAGTGCGGGCAAATTACCGCTAGATAATTATTCAGGCAGCAAACCTCTCATCTAATCAGGTCGCAATGCGGCCTTTTTTATTGCCAAAATTTAAGGAATAACAACATGACCAAAGAAATTGTGACATTCAAGGGATTTAACAAAGACCTAAAGTGCCGTGGCTTTCAGTTTGCAATCGGTGAAACCTTCCATCACGATGGAAAAGTAGAGGCTTGCGGTTCTGGATTTCACGCCTGTGAATGTCCTTTCGATGTTTTCAGTTATTATCCGCCGGCAGAAAGCCGCTATGCGGAAACAATATCTTTTGGTATTACAGACAGTGAAGAAGGAGGTGACACTAAAATAGCCAGTTCCAGTATCACAATTAAGGATGAGTTAACGCTTCCTCAGTTCATTCAACGTGGTATCGAATGGATTTGGAGCAAGATAGATAAGTCTCTTGAGCAGCAGATCATGTGTGGCAGCTGGTCAGCGGCAACTAACACTGGTAACCGATCAGCAGCAACCAACACTGGTAACCGATCAGCAGCGGAAGTGTCTGGATCGCAATCCGTAGCGGCATCACTCGGAATAGAAGGAAAAGCCAGGGCATCTGAAGGCGGAGCTATTGTGCTTTGCTATCGAGATGAAGATGGCGAGTTAATTCATATTCGAGCAAGCAAGGTTGGCGAGAACGGTATTATGCCGAATACATGGTATCAACTGGATAAAGATGGTGAGTTTGTAGAGTGTGAGTGATGCACTTAATGCGGATTCTGTGATTCCGCATTGCGAGCAATATCGCTCGTAACCAAACGAGGACGACGACTCGTTCTGGTTAATCGAAAAATCATCCCTTGATGTTATTTGCCGCTCGCAGTCAGGGCGGCTTTTTTACCAGTATATCAATAGCGCTTCATATCGAGGCGTTTTCGCTATGCCAATAAATAAAAATGGAGAATCCCACGATGACATTTGCTATCGCGGGCGGTGCCGTCATGGGTATCGCACACCTTAATGAATCACTTTTAGAGCGTATCACCAGAAAATTACTGGCCGGATGGAAACGTCTCGGTGAAATTCTTAATCAGCCAGGAGTGCCACGCCATGACCATTACTCCTGTTAATGGAACAATTCTTGTTCAGCAAGGAAACAGGGAGTTCAACAAGCTATATGAGAAAGTATTTCCGGATACAAAACAGGGAATGTCTGATGCGTATACATGGGCTGCCGGAATAGCTCTTGGTTGGGATAAGTGGCAGGACGAAGAATGGGAGGCGCGTCATGTTGCATGATTTTGATGATGAAGAATTTATTGCTCTCAGTTCTCCTGAAATTGAGGAAGAAGTGGAGCAGCAAATTAACTTAGCCGCAGAACGGCAGAATCCGGTTATTAGCTGGGATGAATTTGCAGGGTATTACTCATGAATCTGGATCAGTTAGATGAGCCGTTCGCAGCTGAAGATATCGAATGGCGAATACAGCAAAGTGGTAAAACACGCGATGGCAAAGTATGGGCTATGGCGCTGGCTTATGTCACGAACAGGGCAATCATGAAACGCCTGGACGATGTTTGCGGCAAAGCAGGATGGCGCAATGAATACCGCGATATACCCAACAACGGTGGCGTTGAATGCGGCATATCAATCAAGATTGATTCCGAATGGGTAACTAAATGGGATGCTGCTGAAAACACACAGGTAGAAGCCGTCAAAGGCGGTCGCTCTGGCGCAATGAAGCGTGCTGCCGTTCAGTGGGGAATTGGTCGGTATCTCTATAACCTTGAGGAAGGTTT